CAAAACAAAAATAATATATTACAGCGTATTAATCAATTAGACGAATGGCAGAGTGAGTTGAAGGGAGATCTTGAAGCTATAGAATCGACTGAAACAGATTTTGATACTATTATTGTAGATACCCAAAAACGTGTCAATAAATTAGAAGTAAAGGTTAAGACATATAGAGACAAATTAAGTAAATTAGATATTGTAAAGTATGTAGTTTCAGAAGAAGGTGTTAAGTCATACATTGTTAATAAGCTACTCGAGTTACTTAACAGCAATCTTTTGCACTACTTAAAACGATTAGATTCTAATTCAATTTGCATTTTTAACGAGTATTTTGAAGAAGAAATTTTAAACGAAAAGAACAAAGTTTGTTCATATTTTAATTTTTCCGGAGCAGAAAGAAAGTCAATTGACTTAGCGTGTCTTTTTACATTTTCAGATATAAGAAGGCTACAAGGAGGAGTACAATACAATATTGCAATTTATGATGAGCTGTTTGATTCATCATTTGATGAAAAAGGCATTGAGCTAATTACGCGTATACTACAAGATCGTGTAGAAGAGTTGGATGAATGCTCTATAGTAATATCACACCGTAAAGAATCAATAAAAGCAGTAACAGGGGATGTTATATACCTTGAAAAAGAAAACGGTATTACACAACGTGTAGATTATATAGATTTATAAACTATATATATATAATGCTAGGCAATCCTTCACCGTATCCGCAACCGTTTCCTACACCTATAATGAGAGGAACGCCTGTTAACACTCCATCAGTAACACAACCAAATCCGCTACCTAAAGAAGTATCACTACCTAGGTATGTTAACTATCTTGCAGATTACTCTGGTTGTGGTCATTGGAGAATTTTATGGCCTGAAGGAGTAATTAACTCTAGAGGTGACGGAATGTCACAATCAACTACAGCAATGGTTACTGAACCGAGATGGTACACTGGTGTTAAGTGTGTTAAGGTTCAACGACAAGCATCATCACAACAAAAAAAGTTTATTGAGTTTCTAAAATCAATTCAAAAAGATTACGGGTTTAAAATTGTTTATGAAGTAGATGATGTAGTGTTTAGAGAAGTAATCCCAGACTATAATAAGTTTAAATTTGCATTTGATACTGATGAAATTCGTCAAAATTGTATTGACATTATTAATATGGTAGATGAGGTTACAGTCACATGTGACTTTATGAAAAAGTTATATATTGAAAAAACAGGTCAAGAAAAAATAACCACTCTCCCAAACTTTGTTCCTAATACATGGATGGGTCACTTGTACAACAGTCGACATGTCGCCAGGTCATTTGAAGAACATAAAAGAAAGCCTCGAATCTTGTATACCGGCTCTGGAGCCCACTATGATGTAGATAATAAAACAGGTGGTAAGGATGATTTGTCTGAAGTAAGAGATTTTATACGTGCTACAGTTAATAGATATCAGTGGGTGTTTGTAGGAGCATATCCACCACAACTACATGATCTTGTACAGGAACGTAAAATTGAATTTTACCCATGGCAGCCCCTTTTAAAGTATCCATATTTTATCGCTAACCTAAACGCACAGCTGATGGTTGCTCCATTACAAGCGAATGATTTCAATAGAGCAAAATCTGATATTAAATTTATTGAATCATGTATTTTAGGTATACCTTGTTTATGTCAAAATATTGAGACATATAAAAATGCTCCAGCAAAGTTAAGATTTGATACAATTGACGAGTTTGAGCAAAAGATTAATACTATCTTAAATTACAAAAAGAAAAATAAGTATTTTCAAAATAGTGCCAAGCTTAGAGAAATAGGTCAGAAAAGAATTTTAGAATTAGATCATAATATAGGCGCTTTTCTTGAGGCTCTTAATACTCCTTTTGGTTCTAGTGAAAGAACCTTCCTTAAAAAGTGGAATTAGGAACTAGTCTATAATATACTATAGATATAGATGTCATATCGTAATGTAGTATATAACGGTCGTAATAGATGTGTGCACCTGTTTACGTGGGATGAAGATGGTAACCGGGTAGTAAACACATGTTCATTTGAGCCATACTTATACTTGGAAAATACAACCGGTGATAAAACATCTATCTATGGTACCACTCTACAGAAGCGTAAATTTAGAGATAACTATAGCAAATCGCTATTCCTCCGGCAGTCGGGTATAAAAAGAGTATTTGAAAATATACCACCAGCCCAGCAGTTCTTAATAGATTCTTATTGGCAGGAAAACGAAAAACCAGAATTTAACTCAAATCCATTAAAAATATGTTTACTTGATATTGAGACATATTCCCCGGATTCTTTTCCGGATATTGAAACTGCAAATCATGTTGTTAATGTTATAACATGTTATGATAATGTCAGTAAAAAGTTTCACACGTTTGGTCTTAAGCCATATACCGGTGAACTTAAAGATAATGTAAATTATGTTCACTGTAAAGATGAGAGAGAAATATTTTTAAAGTTTATTGACTATATTGAAAGTGACCACCCGGATATTTTAAGTGGTTGGAACTCAGAATTTTTTGATATACCATATATTATTAATAGAATCGAGCGTATATTAGGTCAGGATTATGTTAATAAACTATCACCACTTGGTACAGTTTATTTTAGAAATATTAAAGGTAAGTTTGGTAAGGAGCAAAAGAGATATTACATCGATGGGGTTGCTTGTTTAGATTATCTTGATGTATATAAACGCTTTTGTTTAAAATTAAGAGAATCTTATAAGTTAGATGCAATCGGTGAAACAGAATTAGGTCAACGAAAGGTTGAATACGGTGATACTAACCTAGCGACATTAGCTGATGAAGATTGGGATAAATTTATTGACTACAACATTCAAGATGTTAACTTATTAGTACGGCTGGAAGAGAAGCTTCAATATTTTCCATTATTACGAATGTTGTCATATGTAGGTCTCACTACACTAGAGGGGGCTATGGGGACAATTCAGGTTATTAATGGTGCGTTATGCATTAGAGCCCGGCAAAGAGGTGAAGTTATTTCAACTTTTGTACGGCATGGTAATACAGGTAAGAATCCAGGTGCATATGTTGCAGAACCTAAGTCAGGATTTAAAAATCATATTGTATCTTTTGATGCTAACTCACTATACCCTAATGTGATGATATCACTCAATACATCACCTGAAACTAAAGTAGGTAAAATTGAAAAAACTACAGACTCAAAGGTAATAGTTCAGCATGTATCAGGTAAGTTGTTCGAATTAGACCACTCTGCCTTCATGAAGTTCCTTAAAACAGAGGACTGTTCCTTATCGAAGGCTGGTTTCTTATTCTCTCAAAAGAAAAAAGGTATTATACCGGAGTTCTTAGAGTACTACTACAACAAACGTGTTGAAATTAAAAAGCATCTATATAAAGCTAAACAGAAATTAAAGAAACTTAAGAAAAATACACCAGAATATATCGATGCAAAGTATGAGCAAGAGAGATTAAACACTTCGCAGATGGTTATTAAGATTCTTATTAACTCTTGCTATGGTTATATGGGCAACAAGAATGCTCCAATTGGAGATGACGATATTGCTTCATCAGTAACGTTGACTGGTCAAGCAGTTATCAAATATTCCAATGAATTAATTAAGGAGTTTATTAAAAACTCAATACCAGATATTACAGATAATGAATTAGAACAATGTATTGTGTATAATGACACAGATTCTTCATATGTGTCAATTACACCACTAGTAAAGAGTGGTCTAATAGAGTTTATGGATGGAGATAACATTCATAAACAAGCTTATGATAAAATTCAAGAGATTGAAGACTATTTAAATGAAGGAGTTGAGAAGTGGGCAATTAAATCACTCCGCACCAAGGATAGTCGATTTGTATTTAAGCGTGAATGTATTGCTGATGTGGGTGTCTTCTTGCAAAAGAAGAGATATGTTATGCATATATTAGATGATGAAGGCATAAAAGAAAATAAGTTTAAGTATACAGGTGTTGAAGTGGTTAGGACAACTATGCCCAATGCTATCAAGCCATATGCAAAGGAAATAATTGAGACAATGCTTTCAACACAGTCGTTGGGTAAAACTAATGACCTGTTAAACAAAACATATGATATCTTTAAAGGTCTGTCACCGCAGGAGTTAGCGTTCGTAATGGGTGTGAGAGGGTACGAAGACTATGCAGCTCGTTGTAGTGACTTTACAACAGCTAAAGGAATGCCGATTCATGTAAAGTCATCATATTTTTATAATTTATTGTTAGATAAACTTAATACTGGTAACAAGTATGAATCAATAGGGTCGGGTGATAAGGTTAGGTATATGTATATTGAAAGACCTAATAAATATGGGTTGGATAGTATTGGATTTAAGTATGATTACCCTAATGAGTTTAAAGAGTTATTTAAACCCGATTATGATAAAATGTTTGAGAAAATTTTATATCAAGCAATTGAAAGATTCTATGATTGTGTTGGATGGAAAATAAGAAAGCCATCCGAGAATGTTACAGTGGAATTATTTGACCTATTTGGTAAATAATTATATGGCAGTACAACCAGGTGGATACACCGACAATATTAAAGACGATAACACACCTAGAGCTCATCCAGCTTTTAATAGAGGCAAAGCTCGCGGAATTTTAGAAACCCTTAGTATCATTGGGGATGTAATTGTAGGTAGAGATAATGGATCCGGAGCCATTAATTCTGCAGAAATAGAAAAGATAAGAAGGGCAGTATTTATTATGAGAGAATCATTGGTCCATGCTTCAGATAAATCCACTTATTTATCGAAGCCAGCAAAAGAGGCTCTTACCGAAGCAACTCAACACGCAGAGAGTTTAAGATTTCAAAAACAATAGTGGATTATTATAATCAATAACATAAAATATATATCATGGCAGATAAACAGTATAAAACAATCGTGGATCACATCGGTCGTACAGTAATTGGTAACATTGTAAAGGAAGATGCAAAGGCTCTAACCCTTAACAACCCCGTTATTATTCATGTACAACCAGATCAAGAATCCGGTCAACTTCAAGTTCAATCCTTTCCTTATATCTTTATGGAATTCCTAAAAGATAAAGAGCAAAATAACTGGACATTTAATAAAACAGTTATTTCAGTATCTGATGTTGAGTTAGATGATAAGATCATCACTCAATACGAAAATATTAACAATCCTCAGCCTCCAATCGCAGGAACACCTCCAGCAGCAGCCGGAGAACCAGAAGTTGTTAAGCTTTTTGATGACGAAGAAGACGAAGCACCTGCTGCTGTTACTTCAGATACGACTGCATAATCGCATTTTAATTGGGTAGCCTGTGTGGGCTAATAAATATTTTTACTATGAAACTAACTAAATATACACATAACCCAATAGCAGAGATTGAAAGAGCCTTTGATGGTTTTTTTAATCTAACACCAGTCTTCCACCAATTGGAGGAAGTCTATAAAACAGGAGATCAAGTTCGATTTTCATCGGATGAAGAAACACTAAGTGTTCAAATTGATCTACCAGGAGTCACAAAAGATGATCTAGATCTCTCTACTGACACCGATCAACGTGAAGTCTATGTTAAGGCTAAGCGTAAGGTAAAAGCCCATGACGGGGAAAAGGAGCAAACCTATAATAGGTCGTTCTCAGTCGGAAGGGAGTTTGATCTTAATAAAATTAACTTTACTTATGTCGATGGGGTTCTAGAAGTAGATGTACCTCGCAGAAAGAAAGAAGAATACATTAAAACATATTCTGTTTAACAATTAATATTAAACCTTATCTAAAAACCGCTACCAATTAATTGGTAGCGGTTTTTTTATTGATTAACGAGCGATATATTATATAATACCTTATATGGAAAAAGATATCACCAGTGCACTAGATTCTATCGATTCTGTTAACCCCTTTGCGACATACCTTAACAATAATACATTAAGCCACGTTGGAGAATGGATTGATACAGGGTCTTATGTG